TACATTAAGTAAACTGCTTGATCCAGATTCAGATATAATTAAGCCTAACATGTATTTGCGTGTTACACTTGACTTGCCTATCTCTTATGAAGAAGCACAGTTTATCAAAGAAACATACATTAACAATCACAAGTGTAGAGAGATCACACTTATTCCGCAGAAACAGATTGAAGAAATTACAACAGAACTTGATATCAGCAAGTTTGAATCAGTTGATGAAATCGTAAGCAAAGAAATATCAGCTATTGACAGTGACAACTTCAACAAGAAAATGCTATTGGACATCTATAACGAACTATGATACGTGTAAAAGATTTAACAGTAAAGAACTTTATGAGCGTTGGTAATCAAACGCAGGCAGTTGACTTTAACAAAGAACAACTTACACTTGTGCTAGGTGAAAACTTAGATCAAGGCGGCGATGACAGCGGATCACGTAACGGTACAGGTAAGACAACAATTATCAATGCACTGTCATATGCACTGTATGGTACTGCACTTACCAACATCAAACGCAACAACCTTATCAACAAAACCAACAGCAAAGGCATGTTGGTTACACTGCACTTTGAAAAGGACAATCAAGACTACAGAATTGAGCGAGGACGCTCTCCTAACGTGCTAAAGTTCTACATTAACAATGAAGAACAAGAAATGTTAGACGAATCGCAAGGCGACAGTCGCAAAACTCAAGAATACATCAACAACTTGTTGGGCATGAGTCATGATATGTTCAAGCATATCGTTGCTCTCAACACATACACAGAGCCATTCTTGAGTATGCGGCAAAATGATCAACGTGCAATTATTGAACAGTTGCTAGGTATCACTATCTTATCTGAAAAAGCAGAAAGTCTCAAGGATCAAATACGTCAAACCAAAGAAGCAACAACACAAGAAACACTCAAAATTGAAGCTATACAAAGTGCTAACAGTAAGATTGAAACTACTATTGATAGCCTACGCAAGAATCAGCGAGCTTGGACTGCCAAAAAAACACAAGACACTGAAAAACTACAGCGTAGTATTGAAGAACTAGAGCGTGTTGATATTGATGCAGAACTAGAAGCACATGAAAAATTACAAAATTGGACTGAGCTAAACACAGCAATTACAGCTCTTAACAAAGAAAAAAGCACTCTAGAGAGCGCACTACTACGTGCCAACAAGAGTGTAGAAAAAGCAGAAAAAGACATCGCAAATCTTGAAGATGCAGTTTGTTATACATGTGGACAAGAACTACATGACGACAAAAAACAAGAAATCGAGTCAAGAAAAACAAAAGAATTAAACGATGCAATGGCATATCAAACAGAGGTTGCCGGAAAACTAGAAGATATCATAAAAGGCTTAGATGACATAGGTGATATTAACGGTCGTCCGGAAACATTTTATGACACAATGCGTGAAGCATATGACCATAGAAATAATGTAGAAAATTTGCGTACAGCTCTTGATAACAAACAGCAAGAAACTGACCCCTATCAAACGCAAATTGATGAATTATCAACTACAGCATTGCAAGAAATTGACTGGACACCAGTTAACGATCTTACAAATTACAAAGATCATCAAGAATTTTTGTTGAAACTACTAACAAACAAAGATTCCTTTATTCGCAAGAAAATAATCGATCAGAATCTTGCGTATCTTAACAACAGACTTACATATTATCTTGACAAATTAGGTTTGCCACATCAAGTGTTATTTCAAAATGATTTAAATGTAGAAATTACACAACTTGGACAGGATCTTGACTTTGATAACCTGTCAAGAGGCGAACGCAACAGACTTATACTAGGAATGAGTTTTGCATTCCGTGACGTATGGGAAAGTCTATATCAAAATGTTAATTTGTTGTTTATTGATGAGTTGATCGATTCAGGCATGGATACAGCAGGAGTAGAAAGTTCACTTGCTGTAATCAAAAAGATGGGGAGAGAACGTGATAAGAATGTGTTCCTTATCTCGCATAAAGACGAACTAGTAGGCAGAGTCAATCATTTGATGAAAGTTGTTAAGGAAAATGGCTTTACATCTTATGAAAATGACATTGAGATAGTAGAATGAGTATAGAAGATGATATACACGATAAGTTGACTAAGGCTTATATGGAGTATTTCAAGGCTAACGAGAAGTTTGAAAGCCGTAATTCTGTACGCACACACAGAGAAGCAAGACGCTGGTTAAGAGAAATCCGCACTCTTGCAAAGTTGCGTATGGATGAAATACACATCAAGCACAATACAAGTCGTGTAACCAAAAAAGAAGGCAACGAAAGCTAGGCAACGGTATATAAGTTCATGCAGTGGACTTATAACGGTAAAGAAATAGACTCCATACCTGACGAGTATGAAGGGTTCGTATATCTTATTACCAACACCACTACAGGGCAAAAGTACGTAGGCAAAAAATTAGCAAAATTTAAAACTACAAAGCCACCACTTAAAGGCAGAAAAAACAAAAGACGAGGCTACAAAGAAAGTGATTGGAAAGACTACTGGGGTAGTTCAGATAGATTACAGGCAGATGTAGACAAGTTAGGCCCAAAAAACTTCACAAGAGAAATACTTTATTTCTGCAGAAGTAGAGCAGAGATGAGTTACATAGAGGCTAGAGAGCAATTTGACCGCCGTGTGTTAGAGACGGATGAGTATTACAATGGAATTATAAATGTTAGAGTTGGCGGTTCCGATAAATTGCGCAAGGCACTACTAGAAAACAAATAGGCACGCCAGGACACTGTTTGATCAAGGATGCTTGATCCGCTTTGAGTGCATGTATCCGCATGTGCAGAACTAGCGAGTCCACCAGGCTGTATGCTACGAAAACCCTTAGCACTAGGAACGAAGCGGGGGATAGCACTTTAATGTATAAAGTGTGATGTCGACGTAGGTTGGGAAAGGTCAGAGCCCAGTAGCAAAGTCAAATACCTACTTCCAAGTCTCGGCTGTGGCGAACTCACATGAAGCTCGAGAAGACGGAGCCGTTGTGTAGGTTCCGTCTGACTGAAACAATCTACATGAAACGTAAGTGCTTCGCACTTATTATTATACGAAGTATCTAGTTTGAGCGTAAGCGAAAACTATTTGTTACGAAGTAACAAATCACATATGTCCAATCCAATGTGTACAATCGTCACAAGGATCGTCGACATGTGTTTTTTGCCAAAATATGATTTCTTCACGTGTCAATGTAAATCTGGATCACGTCCCAAACCTTTTGCTTGTGGACAATGTTCCTCTTCGATTTCTAACTGGATATTGTTTTGTTCTTCTAAGAACCCCTTGAAAGTTTCTGCTTGTTCTCTTTCAGGTATGTTTTTCTCCCAGTAAACGCCCTTGCTGTCAACTAGGTGAAAGCGATATATCTTCGTCATAGTAAGATTATTTAATATCTGAGGTGGTGAGATAAATATATTCATATAAAGGACATCAATATGTTTGTAAGTGAGATACTATCAGAAGCTGAATTTAAGGTTGTACCATTTGGTTCTGGCCGTAACAAAAAGTTTAACATTGTAAGTGTAGATACTGGACAAGTTGTAGGCAGTGCAAAAAATCGTGCAATGGCACAAAATCAAATTAAAAGTCTTACTCAGACTACTAGTCCAGCAGATAAACTAAAAGCAAAAGCTACATCTCCTAACACAGTTGATAGATCCAAAGGTGTTAAGGCGGCTAACGACTATCTAGACGACAAAGGCGTAAAAGATAAAGATGTTAAAAAAGCTGGCGAACCAGATAAGGCTAAAACACCAGTTAAAGAACCTGGAAGAATTGCAAAGACTGCACAAGGAATAAAGAACTTTGCATCTAAAGCAGGTGGCGGCGTTGCAGGTTCGTTAGTGTTCATGTTTGTAACAGTAGACACGCTTATGGCTGACCTAGAAACATATGCAAACGTTTACAAAAAAACTGATTGCAATCTCAGAGATAAGCGAATGAATGCAGCACAGGTAAGATTTGGTGATAGATTGACATCTAATGTAATGGCAACTTGTGTAGCACTTGTAGGAACTGGCTTAGCAATTAAGGCAGTTAAGAAAATATTAATGGTGTTAAGAGCAGGAGCATTGTTTGCAGGTCCTGCAGGTTGGATTGGTTACTTGATTAGTTGGGTAGGCGCAGAAGCAGCAATTTATGCAATGGTAAAAATGCTCGAAGCAAAATGGTTCCATGCAGCTATATCAGATTACTTAATGAATGCTTGTTTTACAAAAAGACAACTTGTTAGATTAGCATCAGGTGTTGGTATTATTGGTCCTGATCATCCTTGCTACCAAAAGTCTGCAGGCTTTATACGTAAGGAAGCAGTTGGTGATGAAGATCAAGATGTTGTTTTTGAAACTGTATCTAAATCAGAAATCAAAGCAGGTATAAAAGATTTAATTGTAAGCGATCCTAAAATGTTAGCACTAATGAAAAAAGCAAAGAAAAATAAAGAAAAAGGTGTTAAAGCAGAGGTAGCTTAGTTTTATTAACTGTTTCAATATTTTCTTTAATAATATTGTTTAATATTTTTCTATCTTCAACTGATATCTTAAACATTAAATCATCATACGTGAAACTTCCACGCATGTACCAGCCAATTCTATAAACATCGTCTTTGATTTGTTTGGTTTCGTTCTCCATATCTTTGGAGAGCTTTATGATATCAGATTCCTCGAGCGGAGAGATCTGGTTCCGAAAAAATTTGCGTAATCCATATCTAAGTTTGTTTTGAATTCATGTCCACATTCTTCATTGTTACACTTACTTTCAAAAGTAGGTAACTTCCAACGTTGTGTAAGTTCCATAATTGTTTCTCTTACTTTATTGTAAAATGAAACATCATTTTCAGAAACAAACTTATAGATTACTTCCGGATCAGCTTCTTCATTAGTGCCGTCTGTGATTTTTTCAATATGCGCTAGTGCAATTCTTAAATTTAAATTAGCTGCCTGTATCATTAATTCGTTTGACATAGCATCTTTTTCTTTTTGTGGTAAGTCAACTTTTTCAGCTTGCATAATCTGTCTTTGCAGAGTGTAATGTTCTGCACTAAAGTCAGTGGTTTGTTTATATGTGATTGGATTTAAATCAAAATGTAATTCACCCATATTAAATGAATGCTTTGTTTCGTATTCATTCACTTGTTGAAGCAATCCTTGCAAATTGACTACACCGTCATTTGCTGCATTACATTTAGGGCAGTTGGTTGTAATATCTATACTTTCGCCGTATGTTGCAATCCTTATGCTTAATAGTATATAATCAATATCATAACCTATAAGTTTCCAAGGATCTATTATGTCAGGCACACAGCTTTTCATAACTTGATATGTGGCTTCACCACTGAACAATGCGTCAGGGGTTTTTAGCATGATTTCGTCCATAGCACTCATGCCAAATACAGCCATAGACTTAACTTGCTTACAGACAGTGTCGTCGTAGTGAACGCCTTCACTGGGTAAGTCGATGAACAGCTTAGGTTGTCGCTTATGCTGTTCGAGAAAAGTACTCATATTTTGTCTCCGATAAATACATTAGTAGTATTATTTACAATAAGTAGTAATATAGGAGTATTATAATTGGCTGAAGTAACTGGCGATCAAATTGAAGCCTTAACCCGAGCATTAGGAAATCTTGAATCAAAATTAGGTTCTGGTGGTGGTAATACGCCATCTCCTGGCGGTGGTGGCGCTGATGTAAGTGAACTAGGTAAAGCAATAAAAGGTGCCTCTAAGGATTTTGCAGGTGCTATGCTTACTGGTACACAATCTCTTAGCGGAGTTGCCTCAGCTGCCGGAGATGTAGTTAAAGTATTACCTGGATTAGGCGGCGCCCTTAAAACACTTGGTGTAGAAACAGCAAAATACTTAGAAAGAAGTCAAAAAAGTTTCAATGCGCTTGCAGCTTCTGGAGGAGGATTTGCAGGTAACTTAGGCGAACTGAATAGAGCCGCGGCTGCAACAAGACTTCCACTAGATCAATTTACAAAATTAATGACTGCTAATTCGCAGAATCTAACTGCATTTGGCGGAGGTGTAAACGAAGGTGCTAGAAGATTTACAGAATTAAGTGCAGCAATGTTTGATACAGGTGCTATCGATGGCTTTATGGCATTAGGCATGACCTTAGAAGAATCAAATGAATTTCTAATGGACTATACTGCAATGTCAAGACGTTCAGCGAAGTTCCAACAGATGGATGCCGATGAGCAAGCAAGAGCGGCCGCTGAAATGGCAAAGTCATTTGACACCCTTGCAAAACTTACAGGCAAGCAAGCAAAAGATATAAAAAATGAGGTAATGGAGCGTCAAAATGCTGGTGCTACACAAGCTAAATTAAGACTGCTTGAAAAGCAAGGTGTAGCAGGAGCGGTAGATGCATATAATGCTGCTCAAAAAGGACTGTCAGGCGGACCTAAAGTATTACAAAACTTAATGGACGACTTGTTACAAACAGGTGTACCAATGAGCGAAGCAACAGCAAACTTTGCCGCAACAAATAAAGAAGCCTATGCTCTTGCGAAACAAGCTGCCGAAGCAACAAAACGTGGCGACACAGAAGCCGCGGCCAAGTTTTCTGAACAAGCTGCCGCAAAAGCTCTTGAATATGCAAACAGTGAACAAGGTTTACGTCTAGCTACATTATCTCAAGTTAGTGATATTGCTAAAGGTCAAGCAGACGCACTTGAAGAAGTTGGTGCAACTATTGATGCCCTAAATGAAAATGCAAAAGCAATGGCAGAGTCCACAGGACAACTTGCGACTACAGCAGAAAGTTATGCTAACTTGCTTGGAAAAATGGCTGCTGAAACAGAGAAACAAGTTGCACTACAAGAACCTAATCAACAAGCACTTAAATTTGTTAATGAAGCACAGCAAGGTTTGGCAAATGCAAGTAAAGTAGCTCGTGACGGACTAGCTGGAACAATTGAATCTAACAAAACATTTACTGATGCTCTAGCAAAAGCTGCTGCCTCTCTAGATAAAAACCTTGGGTCGGAACAATTAAATCATCTAGGTGAATTTATGACCAAACTTAATAGTTTAGAAGTAATGAAAGAAGAAGCAAAAAATACCACAGGAGATGAAGAAGCAAGTGCGTCTGAAGTATCATCATCAAGACGTAATAATGCTGATCCAAATTCTATAGAAAACGAAGTATCAGAAGGCATTATTGATAAGATTGTTAATTTCTTTACAGGAAAAGCTATAGGTGGAACTATTTCACCAGGTCAAACATATCTTACAGGTGAACGCGGTCCTGAATTAATATCAGGTTCTGCAGGCACAGTAGTAAACGCTGAACAAACAGCCAATGCAATATCCGGCGCACAGTCAAATGGTGCCCAAGATATGGGCAAATTAATCAATGCAATGGAAACCGCAAATGAACAGCTAAGTACGCTGATTGCCATAAATACTAAGCAAACTATACTTGGTGACAGACAGATCAAAGCACTGAAGGGTGCTGGTAACCTTATAAAGGGTATATAATAAATGAGTTGGAAGAAATATTTTACACCAGTTGACGCTCAAAGTGGAACTGATGGTGTGTACAGTGCAATGGGAGGACGCTCTAGTGCGTCAGGAGTAGGTCCTGCACGTTCCAATTATTCATCTTTCCTACCAGATGTGTATGTAGGTTCACCTAATCGTGTTGAACGTTACGGACAGTACAACACAATGGACATGGATTCTGAAGTAAATGCAGCACTTGATATACTTGCAGAATTCTGTACACAAAAAAGCAAAGACAATAGAACAAACTTTACATTTAATTTTAACAAAGACGCTACAAATTCAGAAATAACAATTCTTGGACAGTATCTAAAGCAGTGGTGCAAACTTAATCAGTTTGAAACACGCATGTTCCGCATATTCCGTAATGTATTTAAAATGGGCGATGCGTTCTTTATGCGTGATCCAGAAACAAAAAAATTGTATCATGTTGATCCTGCAAAAGTTACCAAGATTATTGTTAACGAAAGTGAAGGCAAAAAGCCTGAACAATATATTGTAAAAGATATTAATTTTAATTTTAGAGATCTTGTTGCAACAACTCCTTATACTACTAACGGAGATGCAACGGCTCCAGGTAGCCAATATAACATTGGCGGAGCAAGAGGACAAGTAGGAAGCACAAGCCAGTCTAATTCAACAAGGTTTAATCAAGAACAAGGCGAAATTGCAGTTGACGCTGATAACGTTGTGCATCTTAGCTTGTCAGAAGGTTTAGATAATAATGCACCTTTTGGCAACTCATTGCTTGAAAGCATTTTTAAAGTTTACAAACAAAAAGAACTGCTAGAAGATGCTATTATTATCTACCGTGTGCAAAGAGCACCGGAACGTAGAGTATTCTACGTTGATGTGGGTAACATGCCATCACACTTAGCAATGCAGTTTGTTGAGCGTGTAAAGACGGAAATACATCAAAGGCGTATTCCATCGTCAACAGGCGGAGGCACAAATGTCGTAGACAGTTCTTACAATCCGCTGTCAATCAACGAAGACTACTTCTTCCCACAAACTGCTGAAGGTAGAGGATCAAAAGTTGAAACACTGCCAGGCGGTACTAATCTTGGAGAGATTGATGATCTTAGATATTTTACTAATAAGCTCGTACGCGGCTTACGAATACCTTCCAGCTATCTCCCTACAGGAGCTGATGAGGGAAGCAACAACTTCCAGGATGGTCGAGTTGGAACTGCATATATCCAGGAACTAAGATTCAACACATATTGTGAAAGACTACAAAATCTGTTGATAGAAGAGTTTGACCAAGAGTTCAAACGTTACTTGCTCGAAAAAGGCGCAAACATAGACACAAGCATGTTTGACCTAAAATTCCTTCCACCGCAAAACTTTGCGGCATACAGACAATCAGAACTAGACAATGCTCGTGTACCAACATATACACAAATGAGTGCAATACCTCATATTTCAAATCGCTTTGCTATGAAACGTTTCTTAGGTATGAGCGAAGAAGAGCTTGCTGAAAATGAACGTATGTGGAAAGAAGAAAATTCAGAAAACATTATGCCTTATGAAACTGATGCCGCAACTGAAATGCGCGGTGTTGGAATTAACAGCGCAGGCATAAGTGCAGACATTGATGGTGCTGAAGACATTGCTGCTGACGGTGAAACACCTGAAGTAGGTGGAGATGATGCAGGACCTGAAACTGCGACAGGAGACGCAGGAGCTGCAGAGCCAGCGCCAGCAACGGATCAAACGATATAAATAATACTATGATACTGAGAGAACTTTTTTATTACGACAAAGAAACACTTGAACCTGTAGAAGACAACAGGTATCAACCTCAGTTTGACGACAGTATTGTTGACTTCGATGATACTAGAAAAACACGCCTAACACTCAATCAAATAAACCGAGCAAGGAAAGCAAGCGAGCTACATATAAAAGAAAAGCAAGAAGAACTTGACTTTATTAGACAAATGTATGGAATAGCCGCACAGCAAGCCGCAGCCGGGGTATAGTTTGGGTAAGATTGATAAACGACAATTCACAAAACAAGAATGGTTTGCAATAAGAGAACAGCGCAGACGTGAGAAAGCGCGAGCCAAAGCTCTTAAAGAAGGCAAAGAATATCAAGAACAACAAAAATTCCGTCCAAGACACATAGGATTTGTTTTAGGTAATGGCACTAGCAGAGCAAGTATAAATCCTGAAGAGCTAACACCTAATGGCATTGTATATGGATGTAATGCATTATATAGATCATTTAGACCAGACTACTTGATTGCAGTAGATGTCAAGATGATACTAGAAATAAACAAATATAGATTCCAATTCGAAAATCAAGTTTGGACCAATCCTAACAAAGCATATGCAAATATGAAAAATTTAAATTACTTCAGTCCTGCAAAAGGTTGGAGTAGTGGCCCTACCGCACTTTGGTTTGCAAGTCAACATGGATATGACAAAATTTATATATTAGGTTTTGATTATAAAGGACTGCAAGGCGGAAAACGTTTTAACAACATATATGCTGACACAGGCAACTACAAAAAAAGCACAGAAGGTGCAACATTTTTTGGAAATTGGATGAGACAAACTAAAACAGTTATAAAAGAACATCCAAATATTCAGTATATTCGGGTAAAGTTGCCAGATAATTACGAGCCTGAAGAACTAAATATCTTTGAAAACTACTCCACAATTAGCGTAGATGAGTTCAAAAAACATTTAAATCTTACATAAATTGTGCTGGTGTAACAAAAACGGCCCGTTTTTGGCGTATTTCTACGCACTTTTTCTTCACTATACTAAATACTATTGACAGCCTAGCCATAGGTAAACATTTTAACATTTATAGGAGAAGAAAATGGCAGATCGCAACAAGTTTGAAGAAATGCTTGAGCGCCTAGTCAATGAAGACAAAGCCGGTGCTGAAGAGCTATTTCATGAAATTGTGGTTGAAAAATCACGTGACATTTATGAAGGTTTACTAGAATCAGATCTAGAAGACGAAGTTGAAGAAGCAACTGAAGAAGAAGTAGATGAAACTACTGACGAAGAAGTTGATGAAGCTAAAGACGATGAAGTCGAAGAAGCTAAAGACGAAGAAGTAGAAGAAACTAAAGACGAAGATGAAAAGACAAATGAAGAATTTGATCTTGACGAGTTTGAAGTTGCAGAAGAAGATCCAACAGACGATATGATGTCTGACATGGAAGGCGGAGATGACGCCGACATGGATATGGGTGACGAAGAAGGTGGCGATGACGAAGAATTAGAAGATCGTGTTGTTGACCTAGAAGACGCTCTAGATGATCTTAAAGCAGAATTTGAAAAGATGATGGCCGACGGCGGCGAAGAAGGCGAAGAAGCTGGAGATGACGCTGAAATGGGCATGGACGACGAAGGCGACGAAGAAGCTGAAGAAGAGTCATTTGAACTTGAAGCAGCTGATGAGGAAGTCGAAGAAGCAACTGACGATGAAGAAGTAGAAGAAGCAAAGTCAGAAGCAGAGCAGATGCGCGAATATGTTGAAAAAGTTAATGTATCACACAACGATACAGCTGACAACAAAACTTCACCAGTAGCTGGTAAGAACGACATGGGCGGAACTGCTTCAAACTTGAACCAAGGTGGTGATGAAAAAGGTATGACTCCTGCGAAAGCAAAAGAGGACGATGCTGGAAACGTTAACACTCCAGGTTCAAAGGCAGCAACAAAAATGTCTGCTGCAAAAGCAAAAAGTGGTGACGAAGCACAAAACAAAAAGTCAACACTTGGAAGCTAAGGACTAAACGATGTTGAACTTACGAGAGAACTTGACATTCGACCAGGCCGGAATTGTGCTTGAGAATGCCAACGAAGGAAAAGACTTGTATATGAAGGGCATTTGTATACAAGGCGGAGTACGCAACGCAAATCAGCGTGTGTATCCTGTGAATGAAATTGGCAGGGCTGTCAAAACTCTCAATGAACAGATTTCGGGAGGATATTCAGTTCTCGGCGAAGTTGATCATCCAGAAGGACTTAACATTAACCTAGACCGCGTGTGCCATATGGTCACAGAAATGTGGATGGATGGACCAAACGGTTATGGTAAACTGAAAATTCTACCAACCCCGATGGGACAGTTAGTAAGAACAATGCTTGAAAGCAATGTAAAACTAGGTGTTTCATCTAGGGGCTCTGGTAACGTTGTTGAAAGCAGCGGAGAAGTTTCAGATTTCGAGATTATCACCGTGGACGTTGTGGCACAGCCAAGCGCACCTGGTGCTTACCCAACACCAATCTACGAGCACTTAATGAATGCTCGCGGTGGCTACAAGGCATATGAACTAGCACAGGCAACAAAAGAAGACCATAAGGCACAAAAATACTTAAAAGAATCGTTGGTTAATATAATCAACCGACTCCAATGATAAGGAGAAACAAATGTTGGATGCACTAAAAACATTATTCGAAAACGATGTAGTTTCAGAAGAAGTTCGCCGTGACATCGAAGAAGCATGGAATGCTAAAGTTAAAGAAAACCGCTTAGAAGCTACCGCAGAGCTACGTGAAGAATTTGCTAAAAAGTATGAACATGACAAGGAAACAATGGTGGAAGCTATTGATACACTTGTTTCAGAAAAACTAGCAGAAGAAATTGCAGAGTTCGCAGAAGATCGCAAGCAGTTAGCTGAAGCTAAAGCAAAATATGCAGTCAAAATGCGTGAAAACGCTGATCTAATGAAGAAGTTTGTTGTAGAATCACTTGCAAAAGAGATTAACGAACTACATGAAGATCAAAAACAAATGGCTAGCAAATTTTCTATGCTTGAAGAATTCGTTGTTGAAGCACTTGCAAAAGAAATTGGAGAGTTTAACGAAGATAAAAAAGATCTTGCCGCAACAAAAGTACGTTTAGTACGTGAAGCAAAAGATCAGTTCGCTAAAGTTAAGAAGAACTTTATCGAAAAGAGTGCTGCTAAAGTATCTACAATCGTAGAAAATACACTCAAAGGTGAAATGACACAGTTGAAGGAAGATATTGACACAGCACGTAAAAATGATTTTGGACGCAAACTATTCGAAGCATTTGCAAACGAATATGCTAACAGCTATCTAAATGAAAAATCAGAAGTAGCTAAGTTGATGCAGGTTGTTAAGTTGAAAGACAAGCAACTTGAAGAAGCTAAAACTACTGCTGATGAAAAGCAAACACTTGCTGAAAGCAAGGATGCTGAAATCAAGAAGATGGTTGCAGAATCAGAAAGAAAAGAAAAAATTAGTTCGCTAATTGAGCCTTTAAACAAGACTCAACGCGAGATAATGACAGATTTACTGGAATCAGTTCAAACCGCAAAACTAAGTTCTGCGTTTGACAAGTATCTACCGGCAGTTATTGACGGAAAGAGTCCAGCCAAAAAGGCAGCATTGACAGAGGCAACAGAAGTTACAGGCAACAGAACAGAAACTAACGTTAGTAGTAAGGCAGACGAACAAAATGTCGTTGACATCAGACGTCTAGCTGGATTAAATTAAGGAGAAAGAAATGTCAGAACTACTAGAAAGTCGCTGGCAGGAGACAAAAGGCGCACTTCTTGAAGGCCTAAACGGCAACAAGAAAGCTGTAATGGCTTCAACTTTAGAAAATACACGCAAGTATCTTTCTGAGGCTGCTACATCAGGTGCAACTGCTGCTGGTAATATTGCGACACTAAACCGTGTGATCCTTCCAGTGATCAGACGTGTAATGCCAACGGTTATCGCTAATGAAATCGTAGGTGTACAACCAATGACTGGTCCAGTGGGTCAGATCCACACATTACGTGTACGTTACGCTGAAACAACAAACGATGCTTCAGCAGCTAACGTAGACACAACTGCTGGTGAAGAAGCACTATCACCATTCAAGGTTGCAGAAGCATATTCAGGTTCGCTATCAACAGCGAAAGCTGATGCTACTCCAGGTCTTGAAGGTTCAGGTGGTAGAAAGCTATCAATCCAGATCTTAAAGCAGACAGTAGAAGCTCGTTCACGTAAGCTACAAGCACGTTGGACATTCGAAGCTGCTCAAGATGCACAGTCACAGCATGGAATTGATGTTGAAGCAGAAATTATGGCTGCTCTAGCACAAGAAATTACAGCTGAAATCGACCAGGAAATCCTACGTTCACTAAGAACATTAGCTGGTACAGCATCAGAAACATTTGATCAGTCAGGTGTATCAGGTACTGCTACATACGTAGGTGATGAACATGCAGCTCTTGCAGTTCTAATCAACAGACAAGCAAACAAAATTGCTCAGCGTACACGTCGTGGCGCAGGTAACTTTGCTGTTGTAAGTCCATTTGCACTAACAGTGCTACAATCAGCAACAACTTCAGCGTTCGCAAGAACAACTGAAGGTGCGTTTGAAGCACCAACTAACACAAAAATGGTTGGTACACTAAACAACGCAATGCGTGTATATGTAGACACATATGCAAGTGACTCAACAGACGTACTTGTTGGTTACAAAGGTTCATCAGAATCAGACGCAGCAGCGTTCTACTGCCCATACATCCCGCTAATGAGCAGTGGAGTTGTACTAGATCCAGGTACATTCGAGCCTGTCGTGAGCTTCATGACACGTTACGGATACGTGGAACTAAACAACACAGCTTCGTCACTAGGTAACGCAGCTGACTATGTTGAAAGAATTGCAGTAAGCAACGTAACTTTCAGCTAAGTTTAACTAAAACTTTGAAAATAGGGCCTACGGGCCCTATTTTTTTGACTAAATACAATTGAGACAAGACAGTAATAAGAACAAGACGCAGTAGAATTAACAAACCTCCCGCCCTAGTATTAGATACAAACTTCCTCAAATATAAACACAAACAAGGAAAAACATGAGTAATCAAGGACAAGTAAAATGGTTCAACGCCTCAAAAGGTTTTGGATTTATCGCAACTGAAAATAAAGATATTTTCGTACACATTTCAGCAGTGGAAGCCGCAGGCTTACGACAGTTAAATGAAGGCGATACTGTACAGTTTGAAATTCAGGATGGTCCAAAAGGTCCTTCTGCTGTAAACTTATCAGTCAAGTAATATAACTAAAATTATAGGTCCTTGTTAATGCATTGGGCCTATTTTTTTGGCTAAAATAAATGGTTGACAAATTGTTTCAAATAAGGTATAACTAGTACATTTTATGAAACATAAACATTTAATAATAAGAGCTGAAGTAAGTAACCCTCCTAGACACGAACAAACTATTGTTGATTGGGCAACACATTTAATCAACGACATAGGTATGAAGATAATGCTTGGACCGTATGCAAAGTATTGCGAAACACCAGGCAATAGAGGATTGACATGTGTAACCATTATAGAAACTAGTCATGTAGCAATACATGTTTGGGACGAACCTAGTCCTTGTTTAGTACAAGTAGATGTATATAGTTGCGGAGAACTAGACAAAGGCATAGTGTTTGATGCACTAGACAAATGGGATCCTGTAAAGATTGACTACAAGTATCTAGATAGAGAATCACAACTTATTGAAGTTCTCGACAATAAATAATTATACGTTCAGCCCAAGGGCCGGAAGTAGCATAATGCGAAGGAACGCACTCAACTGTAAAAAGGAGAGTGATATGAACTACAAAGACTTTGAATTAGCTCGCAAGAAACGCAAGACTGAAGAATCACA